AACATACTTGGCACAATATCCGCACTGCTACTTAGCCTACCGGACGGCTTAGAAGGTGCCAAAGTAACGCGCATCCGCACCCTAGCCCGCTACATCGACGCCGTAAACTTCCCAGGCGGTACTAACCCTTACGGAACACCAGACAGTACCGCAGAGTTCCCCCGCGAAATCTATTACATAGACCGCAAAACCGTAGAAACCCGTGATTTCGTTGAGTTCGAGCTTGTAGCGGCCTTCGACCTCGCCGGTGTACGTGCGCCCAAAAGGCAATGTATAAGCAATATCTGCCAGTGGAAGTACCTATCGACAGAGTGCGGCTACAACCCAGTCGGCCCTCAAGCTAGGCCATTGCGTGAGCACTATGCCGACTTCGGTTACAGCGAAGGTCGCTCGATAAATAGCACTGGCCAATTTAACGCCACCTATTATCGCACCACCTATCCCGATGTCGCTGCCGCTTACACCAACGCAACCGCTAATCAACACTTCCGCAACTACGGCATATGGGAAGGCCGCAACGGTAATTCCGGCGGTCAATTCAACGCCACATACTACCTAGCCACCTATCCAGACCTAAACAGCCTAGTCTATTTTAACGCTAAAGATGTAGGTGTAAACTCCCAAGCACTGGACGAGTGCGGTAAGCGCTTGAGCAGCTGTAAATTACGCTTCGGTATCCGAGGCCAGCTTCCGTTCGGCTCCTACCCAGGCATCGGTACATTCTTCACTTAAGACCTATGCAATGGAAAATCGAGGCACTGCAGCACGCTAAGGCGCAAGACCCCAAGGAGGCGTGCGGCCTGCTCGTCGTAATCAAAGGGCGTGAAATTTACTGGCCTTGCAAGAACTCGGCAACAGATCCAGACGAGTTCTTCGCCCTCGACCCCTCCGACTATGCCGCTGCTGAGGACACAGGCGAAATCACCGCCATCGTCCACAGCCATCCAACCACCCCTCCCTTCCCCTCCCAAGCAGATCGCTTAGCCTGCGAAAAAACGAACCTCCCCTGGTATATCGTCAACCCCAAAACCGAGACATGGGGCGAATGTAACCCCGAGGGCTACACCGCCCCACTCGTTGGCCGCCAGTGGGTCTGGGGCATAACCGACTGCTGGACCCTTGTACGCGATTACTACGCCGAGCAAGGCATCCACTTACGCGACTGGCAGCGACCCCTGCACGCAGAAGCTTTCCGCTTAGACCCGATGTTCGATGCCTGCTGGCGCGACACAGGCTTCCGCGAACTGAACGACGACGAGGAACTACAACCTAACGACGCCCTACTTATGGCGATCAACAGCACCGGCCTCAACCACGTCGGCGTTTACCTCGGCGACCAGCTTGTGCTCCACCACCTCCAAGGCCGCCTTAGCAGCCGTGACCTCTACGGCGGATGGCTACTAAAATGCACGGGAAGGAGGCTTCGCCATGCTGCGTAAGATCAAACTCTACGGACGCCTGGCGAAGTTCATCGGCAAGCGCGTGCTTGAGGCCGACGTAAGCAGTGCCGCTGAGGCCGTGCGTTTCCTGCTCGCCAACTGGCCTGAGCTGGAACATCACATGGCGGACCAGCACTACCGCGTAAGTCTCGGCGGCTACGACCTCGTTGAAGACGAGCTGCACGACCCCGCCGGTAAGCAGCCAATCAAAATCGTTCCCGTCGTGACCGGCGCAGGCGCCGTTGGTCGAATCATCGCAGGAGCAGCTCTGATTGCGCTGAGCTTTGTAATTATCCCATTGGGTATAGCAGCCGCTGGAGCAGGGATTGCAACTATGGTTGGAGGTATTGGCGCCACCCTCGTATTAGGCGGCGTCGCACAACTCCTTACCCCAACCCCCACCCTCTCCTTAGGCACCGACTCCCCCAACGACCCGCGCAAGTCCTACAGCTTCAGCGGCATTCAGAACACAAGTCGCCAAGGTACACCCGTACCGATTGTCTACGGCGAAATGCTTGTTGGTTCAGTCGTTATTAGTGCCGGCATTGACGTAGATCAGGTAAGCGCATGACTGAGTTTATTGCTGGCAGCGGTGGTGGTGGTGGCGGTAAAGGCGGCGGCGGCGGTAGTCAGCAGCGCACTCCCACCGAGGAAGCCTCCAGCTTATTCTCTGCCTCATACGCCAAAGTCGTTGATCTACTCAGCGAAGGAGAAATCAGCGGTCTTAAGGACGGACTTAAGTCCGTGTATTTCAACAACACTCCGGTTCAGAACCCCGATAACTCGTACAACTTTTCAGACGTAACAATACTCACACGCACGGGCACCCAAAATCAAAGCTACTTAGATGGTTTTGACGAAATCGCTAATGAGTTCAATGTAGGAACCACTGTAGTTCAAGCTACCCCTATTGTAAGAACGATAACAGACGTTAGCGTAGATGGCGCTAGGGTACTAATAACGGTGCCTGCACTACAGCGCATAACCGATCAAGGCGACATCGTTGGTTCCGTATTTCGCCTCCAGATTTCTGTTCAGCGAAACGGCGGCGGCTACACAACAGTAGTAGACGATACGATCCGAGGACGTACTGCCAGTCCATACCAACGCAATTACTTACTGCAGGGGTTTAACTCTGGCCCGTTTCCCATCGACATAAAGGTCACACGTATCACCGCCGACTCTTCCGAGCAGGACGTAGGCGGCAGCAGCGCCAAGATCACTAACGCCTTCGCTTGGACAAGCTACAGCGAAATTACCTGGGGCAAACTCGCGTATCCCAATAGCGCCCTTGCAGCTATAAGGATTAACGCTGAGCAATTCTCGTCCATTCCTTCCCGCACATACCTTGTCCGAGGAGTAAAGGTAAGTATCCCCAACATAGCAACTGTAGACCAAACTACAGGCGCACTTATTTACAGCGGTGTATGGGGTGGATCGTTCGGGGCAGCGCAATGGACAAGCGATCCAGCCTGGTGTCTCTACGACCTCCTAACGAATACTCGTTACGGATTTGGCGATCATCTTGCGGCAGCTCAGCTCGACAAGTGGGCCTTCTTCTCGGCTAGCCAATACTGCTCGGCTCTCGATACATACACGACTGCAGCTGAAATTGCGGAACGCGCAGCACGCGGTCTACCTCCCCGTACAGGTACAACTAACAATTACAACAGCACAACAGGCAGACATGGTATCTACGACGGCTTCGGCGGCTACGAACCGCGCTTCTCTTGCAACGTAAACATCCAAACTGCCGAAGACGCCTATAAGCTGATCAATGATATGTGCTCGGTATTCCGAGCTATGCCCTACTGGAATGTAGGTTCCCTCACATTTGCACAAGACAAGCCCGTCGATAGCAGCTACCTATTCACGTACGCAAACGTCAGCGAGGAAGGCTTTACCTATAGCGGCTCCAGCTTAAAGACCCGCCCTAACGTAGCCGTAGTTCAATACCTCGATCCTATTACTCGTGACACCGCTTACGAAGTAGTCGAAGACCCCGAAGGCATAGAGAAGTACGGCGTCGTAAAGACAGAACTTATTGCATTCGCCTGTACATCGCGTGGTCAGGCCCAGCGCCTAGGTGAGTGGCTCATCTACTCCAACAAGCACGAAACCGAAACCGTATCCTTCACGGCTTCCATGGATGCCGGTGTGCTGGTACGTCCAGGGCAGGTCATCGAAATCAGCGATCCTGTACGCGCCGGCGTACGCAGAGGCGGACGCATAATTAGCGCCACTACCACAGCCGTTACAGTAGATGATGCCACAGGCATCTCGGCTACATCAAGCCCTACGCTATCCGTAATTACGCCAACAGGCACAGTAGAAACGCGCAATGTAAGCACGGTCGTAGGCAACGTAATTACTGTAAGCAGCGCTTACACTACCGCTCCTAATCCGTACAGCGTATGGATCTTTGAGACATCGACACTCCAAACAGCCACCTGGCGCGTACTCACAGTAGAGGAGCAAGAGCAGTGTACGTATGCCATAACAGCACTTGCGTATAACGCAAGCAAGTACGCTTATGTTGAGCGCGGTGTGGCACTGCAAACACGCACCACCAGTAATCTCAATGCTATACCAGATCCGCCCACCAACCTCACCTTAGTCGAAGCGCTCTACACTTATAGAGACCAAATTAGCTCTAAGCTTATCATTAGTTGGGCGCCCGTTGCTGGCATAAACCAGTACGAGGTCCGATACCGTAAGGATTCTGCTAACTGGACTACAGTTCAGCGACAGCAACCTGATTACGAGGTACTGGACACCACTCCAGGCTATTTTGAGATCGAGGTTTACAGCAGAAATGCGGGCGGCCAGAACTCCACCACACCACTTACAGGCACGAAGAACGTCCTAGGCAAAACAGCACCTCCTGCTAACGTACCAGCACTCTCTGTTCAGTCCGATCCCGACGTAGGTATAACCCTTAACTGGGATCCGGTAACCGATCTCGATCTTCAGGGGTACGAAATATGGCAAGGGCCTGCTTGGGGCTCAGGCGTAAAGTTGGGGCTATTTGCAGCCACAAGTAAGAAGCTGGGCATCGTGTCCGCTGGCACTACTCAATGGTGGATAAAAGCGCTTGATACTTCTGGCATCTATTCGCTTGCGGCCACAAGCGCCAGTATAACAATCACAGCAGCAACAGCACCTAACGTAAGCAGTAGTTTTGCTGCGGGCGACTGTATTCTGTCCTGGAACGCTGTATCTGGATCAGTAAGCACTGCGTATTACACCATACGTTACGGCAGTGTGGGCGGATCGTTCGGTAGTGCGCAGGAGATAAGTACGGTGAAGGGAACTACAGCCGCGGTACGTGCCGATTGGTCCGGTGTGCGTCGCTTTTATGTCGCTGCCGTAAGCCTCAGCGGAGATGTGGGCTCTGCTGGTTTTGTAGACGTAACCGTAACTGCTCCAACTGCGCCTATTATTCGACAAGAAGTTATAGATAACAACGTCTTACTGCGCTGGACAGATTCCACAGCCACACTGCCTATTGTGTACTACGAATTACGGCGTGGCGCTACGTGGGCCGCTGGTACGCCTATAGGCACAAAACAGGGCTTGTTCACTGTTGTATTTGAAACAGTGTCGGGCCTATACACCTACTGGGTCGCGGGTGTGGATTCTGCAGGCAATGTAGGCACACCTGCAAGCGTATCCGCTCAAGTAAATCAACCTCCCGACTACCTCTTAAGGGCTAATGTCGATAGCACGCTAAACGGCACAAAAACAAACCTTGCAGTCAACGGTACATCTGGCCTGTTAGCGACCGTAAACACCACCGAAACTTGGCAGGATCACTTCTCATCCAGGGGCTGGTCAACCCCACAGGACCAGATAAATGCCGGTTACCCTATCTACGCACTGCCCTCAACAACTACAGGAAGTTACGTCGAAGAATTTGATTTCGGCGCAATTTTAGCTGGCACCAAGATCACAAGCACGCTCACCAGCCAAGCCGTGTACGGCACGGTAACCGTGGCACCTACTCTCAGTGTAAAGACAGCTAGTGGCGACCCCTACACAGACTACACCAATCAAGACTCAATCTACGCTACAAATTTCCGCTATGTCAAAGTGACCTACGCCTTTACGAGTACCGGCAATGACGACCTCCTAAACATTAGTGCATTGAACGTGCGCTTAGACGTAAAGCTGCGTAGTGATACTGGTACAGGAACAGCAAACGCAGCCGACGTAGGCGGAACTACCGTCAATTTTAACGTAGCGTTCATAGACGTTGAAGGTATAGCTGTTACACCGAGCGGCACGACAGCGCGAATAGGTGTCTATGATTTTGTTGACGCACCGAATCCCACCAGCTTTAAGGTACTGCTGTTCGACACAGCAGGGAACCGTGTAAGCGGTGCCTTCAGCTGGCAAGCCCGAGGAAGCTAAGCAATGGCCAACTGGTCAAACCCCCTGCTCACCAGCACTTACACCAACTTCGTCACGGAGGTCAAGGACCGTGACACGGACTTGGCGCTGCAGTTTGACGGCACCACCAGCACAAACATCCCCACCAACACCATCCGCTGGAATAGTTCAGCAAACCGCTGGCAGAAGTGGAACGGCAGCAGCTGGGCCGAGCTGACCTCCCTTTACGCCCTCACCGGCCTCAGTACGACAGGCAACGCCGCCATCGGTGGCACGGTAAGTGGCACCGCTCTTATTCCTACAGCTAACACCGCACCCACTAACGGTGTTTACCTGCCTAATGCTAATACTGTTGGTATAGCGACAAACAGCGCTGGACGAGTATTTGTTGATGCGTCAGGCCGCTTCGGTGTAGGTACATCTACGCCCGGCACAGCTATAGATGTAACAGCAGCCGCTGGGTCTGCGACAGCTGGCAACATCCGCATCGCTCCTAGTACGGCTGGCCAAGCCCGCTTCCACCTCTTCAATGGCGGCGCAACAGCTGAGTGGATCTTCGGCCAAAAGACAAGTACGGACCACGACTTCAAACTAAGCAAATCGGTTGCAGGCAGCGAAGTCGATTACTTTACCGTCAACACAGACGGCAATGTAAGCATTGGAACTACTACAAGCTCATCTAATCATAAGCTTGAAGTTCTCGGTGACGGTAATCGTATTGTTTGCCGTAATGCGACTAATGGTGGTGAAGCACGCATTGAAGCCCAGGTACAAAATTACACATCAGGATCTACATTTACTGGCACTTCAATTTCGCAATACGGATCAACTGCAGCTGGTACAACTGCTGGACTGTCAAATGCAAACCTCGGAATACTAGTATTTCAGAATACAAGCTGCGGCCTGATTACAACAAATGGCGGAACTCCGCTTGCTTTTGCGACTGCAAATGCCGAACGTCTCCGCATCGACAACTCCGGCCGCGTAGGCATAGGTACCACAAGCCCGCTAGCGCCAATCCATGTAGCCAGTACGCCAACGGGCACCAGCAATATTTACGTCGCTCCAACTACTGCAGGCTTGGCCGCTATCGAGGTGTATAACGGTGGCCCAACTTGCGGATGGCGTATCGGCCAGCGCAGCAGCTCCGACCATGACTGGTCCCTCGACCAGATGGTGGCTGGCGTGGCCTACAACAAATTTCAAGTAAGTGCATCTGGCCGCGTAGGCATAGGCACAACCTCTCCCAGTACCAGCCTAGAAATTCAACTAGCTGCCGCCAACGCCACAAGCGGCAACGTATATGTTGTACCTCCAGCAGCCGGTCAAGCACGCTATCGTTTATACAATACTGGCGGTACGGCTGAATGGATCTTCGGCCAAAAAACAGGCACAGATCACGACTTCAAGCTAAGCAAGCTCATAGCAGGCAGCGAAGTCGATTACTTAGCCGTTACAACTGCCGGCATTCTGCAATTCGATAGTGGTTACGGCTCCAACGCCAATGCCTACGGCTGTCGTGCTTGGGCCAATATCAGCGCAGGTGCCACCCCTAGCATCAGAGCTTCGGGCAACGTGAGTAGTGTTACGGATGCAGGATCAGGAGTAGGCGACTTCTTAGTGTCATTCACTACGGCTATGCCTGACGCCAACTACGCCGCAGTCGTAACGGCCGGCGGAGCAGGTACGCTTGCCTCCGCCAACGCTGCCGTGGGCTGGGCCGCCGTTTACGCAACAGGCTCAGTTAGGGTAGGCGTAAGCGATAATAATACGGACACAAACGTGGATACAGACTACCTCAACGTGGCCATCTTCCGCTAAGCCCCCATGCAACTTACCGCTCGCATCATCTATCCACTGGACGACGGCATCGCAGTCGTCATTCCCTCGGGCGAACTTCCCTTAGAGGACGTGGCCGCCAAGGACGTTCCGGCTGGTACGCCCTATCTGCTGATCGACGCCAGTGACCTGCCCACCGATCGCACCTTCCGTGCCGCTTGGACCGCCGACTTCAGCGCTCCCGACGGCTACGGCATCGGCGCCGATGCCTGGTTCGCCGCCCGCGCCGCACAGGCCAGGCAGCCCACGCCTCCCGAATCGCCTGAGTCACTGGAATCGCCTGAGGCAGACTCCCCGTGGCATAACACAGATCCTGAACCCCTCACCGAATCCCACTTAGAGGAAGAGACCGACAATGATCACGATTGACTTACCCAAAGCAAAGCTCATCGGACACAACCTTCGTAGAGCGCAGCGTGCAGCTGCATTTGCCCCTTACGATGAGCTTATTGCTAAGCAGATTCCAGGCTCGGAGGCTGCTACCGCTGAGGCGACCCGCGCGATCATCCGCACCCATTACGCCGAAGTCCAAGAGCTTATCGAGGCAGCAGCAACTCCCGACGAGATCATCAACGCTTTAGGGCTAGACTGGAGCAACTCGACCTCGCCGGACCTCTAAGTACGCCATGGCTGCTCCCAACATCAAGTCGCCATCAACCGTCACAGGCATCTACGGCAAGACCGTGGGTTA